AACCCCTTATCCCACGGATATGGGGGCGGCGAGACACCGTGGCCATTTGATGCACAAAAGGCACTGCAAGACGGCCGTTATAGGGCAGGCATACGCAATGCGATACGGGCCGACTGGACAGCGCAGAACTGGAAGTTCGAAGCCAGACGGCTGCTTGTACAAATATTGGACCTTCTTTAGGCAGTATACGTACCCGCAGCGAATGCACCGCAACCCGTGGATCTGAGGACAACCGAACCGAACCGAACCGAACCGAACCGAATGAAAAAAAATCATTTTTTATTGTACTTGCGAGGCTTCGAGCCCGAGGAGAAGCGCACTTGCTGCGCTAGGTGATTGGCATATGTCCTACACATTGCGATCACCTGTGGTTTGCTCATCTTGAAAGGAGCAAAATACTCCGCGAGGTCAGGTTCATCAACCAACTCTTCGTCACAAGCAAGGCGCTTACGGAAGTTTGCCTTATAAGCACGGTCGTGCTCGATGATCTCTTCATCCTCCTCAGGCGATGGTTCTCGGCGACGGGGAACCCATGGGGCTTTCCCTGCAGGCGCTCGCACCAAAATGCGAGGGACCTGATCTGAGACCTCCTCATCCTGCGCTTCGCTGCCACTAGGCGACAGCGGGCTACTCGCCGGAGAGACATGGTCCTCTCCGTAGCGGACGCGAAGCTCCGCAAGATGTTCATGATAAGCCGCCTCCTGCTCGGCCTCTTCGTCGACTTCTCTTTGAAACTGCCATTGAGCAATTTCGTCTTCTTTGTTACGCTTTAGCGTACACACGTGGCACACACAATCGCTGGAATGCTGCACTTCTTGCATATCAGTTAGGAGACCCTCTTCACAAAAATATTTTGTAAAAAAATCGGGAGAAAATTCCACGGAGTTTTCCAACTTTTCCCGACATTTTTCAGCGAAAAAAATTAAAATTTTCCGAAAATTTTCAAAATTAAACGACACCAGAAGAGTTTAATTTTCCTAATTATTACCGGCAACTTCTGTACTTCTGTACGGAAAATAGTATTCTGTTTAGGGGTTCTAAACAGGCAGTCATCCTACTCCAGGTACGTGTCCGAGGGACCGCGAAGCGTCCCGAGTCCGAAAAGAGGTTGCCGCCCAAGTGTTACCGGCAACCGAAAAAAAAACAGAAACTTTGCTAACAAAAGCGCAGCGAGTTAGCAGATAAGTATTCTGGCCATGGCTTCCGAGACAGGCACCGCACCTAGAGTGCGTAACGTTTGTTTCACGGTGCACCGCCGCGCAGGGGAGGACGAAGAACTCCGACTGCTTGACATGGAGCACGAGACCTGGGTCAACGTGCGATATTGCGTGTACCAACGTGAAATTGGGGGGAACACCCAAAAAGAACACTTCCAAGGCTACATGGAATTGACCAAGGCCTGTACCTATGCCCAAATCCAATCGTGGGACGGGCTCGAGCAGGCTCATTTGGAGCCTCGAAGAGGCCCGGCCAAGAACGCAGCCCATTACTGCAAGAAACCTGTGATCGGGTGTAACTGTGATCGCTGCGACGAGGAACGAGCCGTCCCGACCAAGTTGGAGGGACCCTGGGAGATGGGCATCCCATCGGCACAGGGTCAGCGCGCAGACCTTCTAGAGGTCAAGCGAGATCTTGACCGCGGAGTGAAACTCAAGCGAATAGCTCAAGATCCTGACACATTCCCAACGTGGGTTAAGTATCATAAGGCCTTCGAAACATACGCTCACATGATAATGCCCGCGCGTACACGCAAACCCATAGTTTTCCTGTTTATAGGCCCCTCTGGACTGGGAAAGAGCCGCACTATGTGGAACATCGCGAGAAACCTGGGTACAGTATACAAGGTGCCTCCGAAAAGCACTGGCTTTTGGTGCGATCGTTATGAGCAGGAAACAGTGTTCATCATCGATGAGATGAACGGACATAAGTGCACACCTGAGTTCTTTAACGAACTCTGCGACTGGGAGCAAATGGATTTGCCAGCTCACGGAAGTGAAGGACGCCAGTTCAACAGCCCGTATATCTTCATCGGAACGAACTATCATCCCAAGTATTGGTGGAAGAAACGAAGTGATGACCAAATCAAACAGACGATGCGTCGCATTGAAGTCATCTTTAAGATGTTTGCACCAAAGCCCCCTCGCAACGCGTGCCCATATTGTGCGCAAGGACTTTGCGCGTTTCATCATATATGATTAAACACACACCGCGTCGCGTTAGCGACGCGAAAAATTTATTTCAGCGAAATAAACTATCATTACGATAGAGGGTTTCCTTACCGAACCGAACCGAACCGAACCGAACCGAGCGTCGCCGCGAAATTTTCCGAAATGTCCACTAAAGGTTACACCAAGGTAAAAGGAATGAAAGCCAAGAGACGTGGAGTATCCGTCGATCCTGGCGCTATCCAAAGGGTGAAGTACGCGGGAAGCGTACAGAACCTCCGCGTCGCTCAAAACCGCGCTGCAATCCGTGCAGTCACTGGTCGACTTGGAGCAGGCCGTGATAACCTCACTTTTGACGCAGTGGTCCTCGGAACCAATCTGTTGTCCCCCGCAAGCAATTCAGCGGTCGCGGTGTCTGCCACTGGTTACATCACCAACCAAGCTTCCGCCCATGTGCTGAACCAGGTGCCCCAAGGCACAACCTCGACAACCCGCCTCGGGCGCAAGATGTATATGAGGAAGGTGCGTATCCAAGGGACGGTCAGTCAAGCTGCTGCCAGCACGCTCAACACGGTCCGTATGGCACTTGTGTACATCCCCCGCTTGGATCGCGGCACAACTACCATGCCCCCTCAGAATGTCATTTGGACGTCGCAGGACCCCCGTGAGAACAGAGTTCTCAACAACAGCGATCGATTCAAAGTCCTGCGCCAATGGGTGCACGTTCTCATGGGGAACAGTACCACGCCTGCAACGGGCACTGAGTTGATCCACTTTGATGAGATGGTCGATGTGAACCGTCACACCACATGGACCCAGGCCGACACCACGGGAGTGTTTGATAACATGGAGGAGGGTGGCCTCTGCCTTTATGTGCACGGGCCCAACACCGTCGCCAGCGGTTTGGCCCCAGTGATCAGCTACACAAGCCGTCTGTACTTCGAGGATCGTTGAAGATACGAGAACAAAAAAGGCGCCAAAATTAAAAAAAAACATGCTCCACAAGGGTCGGAAGCGTGTTTTGGTCAATATAGAAATTGACCCAGACGAACCACCATATTGGGCGTTCGTGCCAGAAAATACTGTATTGGGACCTAATCCACAGCGCGTTGCGAAGGCTCTAAAATACGAAGTAGTTTACACCGAAGCTGAGAAACGCGAGCGTAAAGAAGAACTCGCATACGCTAACCCCTTATCCCACGGATATGGGGGCGGCGAGACACCGTGGCCATTTGATGCACAAAAGGCACTGCAAGACGGCCGTTATAGGGCAGGCATACGCAATGCGATACGGGCCGACTGGACAG